CTGTGCCTGCAAGCCGCTGGCCGCCTTACCCCGACACCTGAACCATGCCCGCAAAAGACCCAACCAAGCACAAGAACGCCGCCACCTGGGGCAAGGGCAAGTCCGGCAACCCGGGCGGCCGCTCGCCACGCGTGGGGCCCAATGGGGAGACCGTGGCGGAGCTGGCGCGCGCGCATACGGCGACAGCAATTGACGCCCTGGTGCGCGTGGTCACGAACGACGAGCACCCGCAGCAGGTGGCAGCCGCCAACGCGCTCCTCGACCGCGGCTGGGGCAAGCCCAAGGAGTCGATCGACCTCGACGCCAACGTCGCCGCGACGGGCATTCCCGTGATCCAGATCGTGCGCGCCCCTGCGGACGATGGCACGCATTGAGCTGACCGACCCGCAATTCGAGTTCGTTACCGCCGAGGACCAGTTCCCCGCGATGGTCGCGGGCTTCGGTTCGGGCAAAACGCACGCGGCCATCGTGCGCACGCTGCGCCTGAAGCTGCAGTACCCGCGGCAGAACGTGGCGTACTACCTGCCGACCTACGACCTGGTGCGGCGGATTGCCTTTCCGCGCTTCGGCGAGGCGCTGGAGGAGTTCGGCATCAAGGCCAAGCCGAACAAGGCCGACGCCGTGATTGCCATTCCGGACGCCGGCGAGATCATCTTCCGGACGATGGACACGCCCGAGCGCATCATCGGCTACGAGGTGGCCGACTCGATCGCCGACGAGCTGGACACTCTGAAGGAGGATCAGGCGCGGGACGTCTGGACCAAGATCATCAGCCGCAACCGCCAGAAGAAGCCGGACGGCAGCTTGAACACGGTCGGCGTGGCGACCACGCCCGAGGGATTCCGTTTCGTGTACGACCGGTGGCAGCGCAACCCGGCGCCAGGCTACCGGATCATCAAGGCCTCGACGCTCAGCAACGCGCGCAACCTGCCGGCCGGCTACATCGACAGCCTGCGCGCGAGCTACCCGTCGAACCTGCTGGCCGCCTACCTGGACGGCGAGTTCGTCAACCTGGTCGCCGGCAGCGTGTACCCGGAGTTCGATCGCCGGCTCAACGTCAGCGCCGAGACGATACAGCCGGGCGAGGCGCTGCATGTCGGCATGGACTTCAACGTCGGACGCATGAGCGCCGCCGTGCACGTCCTGCGCGGCGACGATCCGCACGCCGTGCTCGAGTACACCAAGGTGCTCGACACGCCGGCCATGTGCGCGCTGCTGAAGGCGCGCCACCCGGGCCACCCGATCATCGTCTACCCGGACGCGAGCGGCCAGGCGCGCAAGAGCAACAACGCCAGCGAGTCCGATCACGCGATCCTGCGCGCGGCCGGTTTCAGTGTGCGCGTGAACGCGACCAACCCGCGCATCAAGGACCGCGTGCTTTCGGTGAACGCGATGGTCCACAAGGACGGCGTGCGCCGGTACCGCGTGAACCCGGAAACGTGCCCTGAGCTGGTCGAGAGCCTGGAGAAGCAGGCCTACGACAAGCACGGCGAGCCGGACAAGGCCGGCGGCCTGGACCACATCATCGACGCCGCCGGTTACTTCATCGTCTACCGCTACCCGATCCAGCACCGACTAGCGCTGGTGCAACCCCTGAGGCTCTGAGCATGGCCCTTGCTGTCAACGAACCGAACGACGAGATCAAGGAGCTGCGCAAGCAGTGGATTGTGCTCGAGGCGCTCAACGGCGGCACGCCAGCGATGCGCCAAGGTGGCGAGGCCTTTCTACCCCAGTGGCCGGCCGAGGACATCGCCGCGTACCGCTCGCGGCTCAATACCGCCACGCTGTTTCCGGCCTACCGTCGCACGGTGGGAGTGATGAGCGGCAAGCCGTTCGCCAAGCCGCTGGACCTGATCGACGCGCCGGCGAGCATCGAGACCTGGGCCGAGGACATCGATCTGCAGGGCGTGAGCCTGCACAGCTTCGCCGCGGAGATGTTCGAAGAATCGTTCTACGGCCTGGCCGGCATCCTCGTAAGCTACCCGAAGGCGGGCCCCGCCTTCCGAAGCAGGGCCGAACAGGAGGCCAGCGGCCAGCGGCCCTACTTCGTGCGCGTGATGCACAGCCAGATCCTTGGCTGGAAGGCGCAGCTTGTCGGCGGGAGCATGCGCCTGCTGCAGCTGCGCATCATGGAGTCGGTCGACGAGGATGACGGCCCGTTCGGCGTGAAGTGCGTGCGCCAGGTGCGCGTGCTGTCCCCTGGCGGCTGGAGCATCTGGAAGGAAGTCGACAAGGACAAATGGGTGCTCACAGAGGAGGGCACGACCACGCTCGCCGAAGTGCCGTTCGTTCCGCTGTACGGCAAGCGCAAGGCCTTCATGTGCGGGCAGGCGCCGCTGCTCGACCTGGCCTATCTCAACGTCAAGCACTGGCAGAGCCAATCCGACCAGGACACGATCCTGCATGTGGCGCGGGTGCCGATCCTGGCCATGATCGGTGCCGACGATCAGACGGGGCTGTCGGTGGGCGCCGCATCGGCGGTCAAGCTCCCCGTGGGAGCCGACCTCAAGTTCGTCGAGCATTCGGGCAACGCCATCAAGGCAGGCGAGGAGGCCCTGGCCGCGCTCGAGCAGCAGATGATCCAGACCGGCGCCGAGCTGCTGGTCAAGCAGCCGGGCGCCAAACGCACCGCCACCGAGTCGCAGACCGACGCCGAGGCGAACAAGTCCGACCTGCAGCGCATGGCGGAAAATTTCGAGGACGCACTCGACCAGGCGCTCTACTTCATGGCGCAGTTCGCGCGTCTGGGCGACACAGGCGGCAAGGTGAAGCTCTACGCCGACTACGGCACCGCCACGCTGTCCGAGGCCAGCGCCGCACTCATCAAGGATCTGCACCTGTCGGGTCTCCTGTCGCGGGCAACGGCGATCACCGAGCTGCAGCGCCGCGGTCTGCTGTCCGACGACATCGACCCCGAGGAGGAGATCGCCGCAGTGGACGCCGAGGGGCCGCCGCCTGGCGCAATCACCAGCCCGGCTACGCTGGGCGGCGGTGCCGACGTGAGCACGAACGACAATGCCGGCGGTTGAGAAAAAGGCCGGCGCGGCCGCGCTCCTGGTGCGCCGCGGGTCGACCGCGAACGAGGCGTTGCAGGAGGTCGCCATCGACCACGCCCACGACCTGCACCGCTTCAGCGTGGGTGTCGTGCAGCGCATGATCGCGGTGCTCAACCAGGCTGATCACAGCCTGACCGCCAAGCTGGCCGAAGCGATGATGCAGATGGAGCGCGACAGCTTCACGGTGGCGCGGCTTGAGTCGATGCTGGCAAGCGTGCGCGCACTCAACGCCCAGGCCTACGCGGCCGTTCTGCAGGCGCTGCAGCCTGAAATCCAGGGGTTGGCGCGAGTCGAGTCGGCGGCACAGGGCGCGGCGTTCGCCGGCGCGGTGCCCGCGGCGGTGCAGGTGCATGCACCGGTGGCCGGCGTGACCGCCGAGCAGGTGTACGCTGCCGCGCTCAGCAGGCCGTTCCAGGGCCGGCTGCTGCGCGACTGGGTAGCCAACCTCGAGCAATCGCGCATGACGCTGCTGCGCAACGCGGTGCGTGCCGGCTACGTGGAAGGCCAGACCACGTCGGAGATCATCCAGCGCGTCCGCGGCACGCGAGCGCTGCGCTATGCCGATGGCCTACTCAACAAGCCGCGGGCCGAGCTGGCCGCCGTGGTACAAACGGCCCTCAGCCATACGGCACAGACGGCGAGGCAGGCCATGGTCGACGCAAATGCGGACCTGGTGAAGGCGGTTCGGTGGGTGTCCACGCTCGACACGCGCACGTCGCCGCAATGCCGCATCCGCGACGGACTGGAATACACGGCCGACACCCACAAGCCGGTGGGGCACAGCATCCCATGGGGCGATGGTCCCGGCCGGCTGCACTTCAACTGCCGCAGCGTGAGCGTGCCGGTGCTCAAGAGCTGGCGGGAGCTTGGCATCCCGGTCGACGAGATGGCGCCGGGCACGCGCGCCAGCATGGACGGGCAGGTGCCGGCCGAGCTGACGTACAAGCAGTGGTTCGCCAAACAGAGTGCCGAGCGCCAGGAGGAGATCCTTGGGCCCGACCGCTACAAGCTGCTCAAGGCCGGCAAGGTGACCTTCGACCAGTTCTACAACGACCGCGGGCGCTGGCTGAGCCTGGCGGAGTTGGAGCGGCGTGCAAGTCGTTGAGCGGAAATGGTTTGCCTTATGTACTTCCGCGTCGTCTGTGATAGTGCCCCGGAAATGAGGCCCTCAAAAGGGCCTGTTTCGGCCCTTCCTGTGCTTTGAGGTCGGGCCTACTGTCATGACACATCCAGCGGAGAGGCAGGGCGATGAGCGCAGCAGGTGTTTTCCAGGTCCGAGCGGAGGTGCCGGTGGCTGAAGTGGTTACGCACGCCGGCGGCCTGTTGCGCGGGTTGCGAGAGCTGGCCATGCAGGGCGTGGAGCGCGGCGGGATGGATGCGAATGCGTGTTTCGTGTTCGTGTCCAGCCTCGAGGTGGCCGTCGCCCTGGTCGACACGATCGAGCGCCGCGCAGCGGCTTGACTTCGTTTCTCTGTCCGGCACTATCGCCACGATGGCCAAGTTTCGCGTTATCGATGGCACACCGCCACCGGATACTCCGGCAGAGCGCGTGCGCCAACGGATGATAGCGACCAGGTCGAAGTACAAACCCTCCTGCAGCAGCTGCGGAGGAAGTGAGTACATAACCGCGCGCTGCGGCAACGTGCACACGAAACTCTGTGTGATCTGCCTTACCCAGGGCAGGCGTCGCGAGATGGACTCCGTCTAGCGCGCAACACCAAAGAGACACCCGAGCCGCCCCAAGGGCGGCTTTTTTATGGGCTGAGCCCAGCCAACCGTCCAGAGGACAACCCCGTGAGTGATATCGACCTGTCCGCACCCGAGGTGCAGGCGGCCATTACCGCTGCCGTCGAAAAAGCCACCGCCCCCCTGATCGCCAAGCGCGACGAGCTCCTGGGCGAGGTCAAGAAGCTGCGCAAGGGCAGGGACATCGATCCCGCCGACGTCGAGAAGCTGGAAAGCCAGATCGACGAGCTGCGCAGCCAACTCAACGACGCCAACAAGGCCGCCAAGCAGGCCGGCAAGCAAGCCGAGGAAGCGACCAGGAAACTGGCCGACGCCGAAGGCTTCACGCAAAAGCTCCTGGTCGACAACGGGCTGTCCGAAGCGCTGGCCAAGGCCGGCGTGACGAACCCGGTCCACATCAAGGCCGCCAAGGCCATGCTGGCAAGCCAGGTGCAGATCGCCGACGACAACGGCGCCAAGGTGGCCCGCATGGGCGACAA